TCGGCTTACCAGCTGTACTAGCTCCCTGTTCTCCATATCTAATAGTCTTGACCTTAGATCCTTCTTTAGCGACTACGACATGAGATTTTTTAGGGTGTCCAGGAGTTCTTTTAGGTTTGTTGTAACCAGATACTCCTATACGTTTCAATAAGCTCTGACTCATTTAAATTTACGATTCTGTGGTTTATTAACTTTCTTTAAAGCATTTACTGCTTTCTTTTGATCTTTTTTAAACAATGAGAATGTAAAGATAGATTTACCAGTTTTGTTATTAAACAAAGAAAAAGATACTAAGTCTTTCTTGTTACCTCTGCCAGGAGGTCCATCATTTATTAATTTCTTTACAGCTTTGTTATGAATAACTTTTTTTTCTAATTTATCTGTAGCCATGATCGTACCTTACTAAAAAAAAATATATTTTCAACGCTGTTTGTAATGTTCACCACACAGGAAATAATAACTCCCTATCTCGTTCTTGATATGAAACGGAGCGAACTCTCCACACTCACGACAACGACAATACTTAACGTGTTCTTCGTGTGTCCAGCTTAATATTTGTAACTGATTGTAAAGTGTACCTTTTTCGCCTATGTTGTGTGTAGAGGACCTTTCTCTCTGCTGTCGCTCCTGTTTTCTAACCCCCCTCATCTAATCTAGATCAATCTTGATCGAGAGATTTCCACCCACCTGGTGTTGTACCTTATCAGGAGCTTTGAACCCACTCCTATCAAGGATATCCTTACTGGCTTCTAGCTTCACGTAATCGGACTTCGCATCCTGTGCAAGTCTAACGATTGTCTTGACTGCTGGGATTGCACCTATCAGTCCTATCTCAGCTACACGTGAACGGTAGTACTCTTGTACCTTTGGGAGACGTAATGTCCTTGAAGCTGTTACTCTACCACTTTCTCCCTTTGCGTATCCAGCTAATTGGGAGGCTTTTGCTATGCTACATCCCTCTGTTACGAGGGTATCGACTAACTTCCTCTGTTTGAATGTCAGTCCGTCTGATCCTTTTACTTGACTACCCATAACGATAGATACCTTGCTACGGTATATCATGTCAAGAACTAAATTGTAAACGTTTGTATCTATTACTCAGAACTACGACATTTTCTACGACGAGAGACTTTCCCTCTCTCGACTCTCCCCCTCGAACAGACGACAGTATTGTTGGATCTAAACATTGACCTATGACTTGTTTATTACCTCAGTCAGCTATGGCGATAGCCTCCTTCGTGTCCTCTATATCTCATACAGACGCAGGTAACCCAATGTTTAGATTTACTCTCTCTCGATAATGCTCTATTCGTGGCGATCAACTGAGGGGGGCGATCAGCTATGTACACGCCACGAACTACCAGTAGATTCTTTCACCAGTCAAGCCATAAAGGCTCTAGGTGCAACAAGTTAGCTTGGCGTATATTCCACTTCGTGAAACGGTCAAACAACTGGTCGCACTGACTGTCTTAGAATCTATGGTTGCTAAAGTAGGCATTAACGAGAGATCGACTCTCATCATATCAAAGGAGATATACCATGAAGAAACAATCAAAAGAACAAATGCTATGGGATATACTATACCCAGCTAGAATGGCTGCAGCATCTGTAAGAATCCAAGCTAGTAATTCTGAAGTAACTTGGAATTATGCGGCTGGATATGACAAGGCAGTAGAGGATATCGCTAAAGCGATAGATATCAAGTGGAAGGAGATCACAAATGACTAAGTTAGAAGATATTATGATAGAAGCAATAGAACGTGCTAGATACTTACGACTTATTGGTAAGGAAGAAGAAGCACAAATGGAGCTAGACAGAGTTCCACAGGATATGTCAGAGTATGAAATTACTGAAGATATGGAGGTATACTATGAGTAATTATGTTCCACGCATTGAAACATCAGCATCAGATATTGATGCCATCAACAGTCAATCAGGTATTGATTGGTATGAATTGTACAAATCACAGGTTGATGTAACATCAGAGGTAGATATCAAGTATATGAATATTTACTTCTGGCAAATATGCAACAGTACATACAAGTCAATGACTACATTCCAGAGATATACTCAGGGATATCGTGATAAAATCAAGATGTCTATTGTAGATCAAAGGGAAGCTGAAACAGGTCAAGAAATTGCCCAGACTAACTTTGATACATTGACTGAACAAGCTAAGACTATGGATGCACTAGCTAGAAAATACGAAGCTATGCACACAGCAGTCAAACAACTTTACTTAGAATTATACAAAGAGGATTTCACTAAGAGGAAATTACCTCAGCAAAGTAAAGGGAAGATGAGAACATTGAAAGATATGACTCCATCTGAATTAGCATCTATCAATCAAATGGTAGATGAAATAATCAAACAATAACAGTTTCATTTAGGATAGTGGGGTTTATACCCCATTATCCGACTATTTTTTTTTATCAATAACTAATATAAACGTAGCATATACCGAACATATTTGTTATATTTATTAACTAGGAAGGACTAACAATGCGTACAACAAAACTTGCATTTGGATATGTAGATAAATTATTATCTTACATTCTCAAACATATTGTCAAAGGTAGATTCAGATATCATGCCGAATACATTGGTACATTTGTACTAATATATCTAGGTATGGCAGGTGGATTTATTGCCTTTACAATGTTTATGGGTATCAACCCAACTCTAATTGTATCTGTAGTAGCTGCACCAATATGGATTGGTATTGTATTTCTATCTAATAGAATTACTAAAATAGCTATTGCACTAAAAGATGTAGATGTAGATCAAAAGATCAAGGGGGATGAAGATATACCACAAGGAGAAGATGAATGAAGCTACTTGAAGTAAGTAAGTTAGAATCTTTATTGAATGATCTCATTAAATGCCAGGAAGAAGCAGGAGTTATTATGACTGATGCTAAATATATCCACGAAGCATCTATGGATTTAGATAGTAGAATCAAAGACATAGGAGATCGTTTACATAAATTAATACAAGATAACTTGGAGGACTAATGGAACATATAGAATGTTATAGATGTAATGGACTGGGTGTTATCCCTTGGGGTGATGCACCAGATGAATCAGATCCTTGTGATGAATGTGAAGGACATGGCTATTGGTTAGAGGAGGTACAAGATGAACGAGTCGCTTAAAGTATTACAACTAAGATGGATTGAAACAGTACAAGAAATGTACAATGCACTCAGTAAAGATGCAGTACAGTTTGATGTTAAACATAAGTTTGATGAGGTTGTACTAGTACACAACGAAATGGTAACCCAGTTCTGTAACACTATAGATAATGTAGAAGCAGAACTCATACAAGTAACCCATACGATTAAGTATTTAAATGAAGCAACAGCAAAACTAAAGGAGGAAATAAATAATGGGTAGATATTACGAAGGTGATATAGAAGGTAAGTTCTGGTTTGGTATACAATCCAGTGATGATGCAGACTTCTTTGGATCAACAGGATTTCAACCAGATTGGCTTGAGTATTACTTTGATCAGGAACATATACCAAAAATAGAACATGGACTTGCTCAATGTTTAGATCATCTAGGTTCTAAGTTTGAAATACTATATGAGTTCTTTGAAAAGAAAGAAGGTTATACAAGAGAAGAAGTATGTGAGGTATTAGATGTACCTGTACATAAAACAGGCATGTCAATAGAAGAACATAACAAGAGTGTGTACCACTATTATCTAATGTGGTATGCACGATATGAACTAGGTAAGAAGATACTAGATCGTGTTAAATCAGATAAATTTTGCTCATTCAGAGCAGAACTATAGGAGGAACAATATGTTACCACAAGAACTAACGTTTCAGGTACGTGAAGAACCTGTATACAATCAACATGGCTCAAGGCTAGATGGCTACAAGCAGTTGGTTAAAGACGAGAACAACGAACTGATTGCAGTTCACAAGAATACATACCGAGTCATCTCACATGAATCTGCTTATTTTAATGCACGTCATTTTCTTAATGAACACTTTGATACCAATGGTATGACTGAGAAACACAGATGGTCTAATCATGGTGCTGTCATGGCTACTCGATTTACTTTACCTGAGTATCAGATCCCATTCAAAGATACAAAGATTGGTTTAGAAGCTGTGATCTGGAACAGCTACAATGGTATGCGTTCGTTCCGATTTGATTTAGGTTTCTACCTATGGCTATGTCTTAATGGACTCAAGAGTTCAGTATGGGATATCAGTTTGAATACTGCACACAAAGGTAGTGGTGAGATTAAACTAGCATTACCTGGTGGTTATGCAGCTCTTGATGGACTTCAAACTGTACATAACTACATGACTAACTGGTTAGAAATACCAGTAGATGACCATCAGCTTAATGCTGAAATAGATAGACTATGCTATCAACCAACACGTACTGATAAGAGTCATGTCAATCAACAACACAAGAATTACATCATTGACCAGTACAATAGTAACTATGCACAACAATTTGGACCTAATAAATTCAGTGCATATCAAGCAATCACACACTGGAGTACACATTATCCTAGCGATTCCGTAAATACTCGCTATGATAGAGAGAGGAAAGTGTCTAACATGGCTTGGTTTAGCCAAGCAGCGTAGAGTTTAGATGGGAGTACAATCTAATCCTTCCTCCTCCAAAAGTACTCCCATCCTACAATCCAATGAACCATGTAACTAAACTAACAAAGGAGAGTTTCGTGATTGAAAGATGTAATAAATGCGAAAGAAAATATACTAAAGCTATGCTTATTCAGTTTCAACAAGCTATGTTTTGTATCAGATGTTTTAATAGGAGTGGATATGAAAACCAAACTAAGAAAAGTAACTAAGTTATGGAAAGGAATGTACATCTCTTTGAGAGATTATGAAATCCAACAAGCCATTGATAAGAACTATACTATCCAGGCAGTTCACAAAGGTGAAGTTATGATGCTGACGCCATCAAGATTAAAAGAAATAGATTTATCTGTAGGCACACCACAGAAATCAATATATGATGGTAAGTCTTATAGACTAATAGATTTGAGGTGGAATCCATATGACAGATCAAATAAATCCAAGCCATTATAAACAAGGCAACATTGAAACTTATGATTTCATTACTGCAAAAAAATTATCCTATGCATTAGGAAATGTGATAAAGTATATTGTTAGACATAAGTTCAAAGGAGGAGTCGTAGATCTAGAGAAAGCAAAATGGTATCTACAAAAAGCTATTGATGAATACGATAGATCCTAAGTTCCTTGCACGTAAACTAGCTGGTGAAAAGAAACTCAGACCACCACGTATTAAATATAATATGCGTGATCCAATGCAAAGAAAGAAAGCCTGGATTAATTCTGTTTGTTACTTTTGCTATCTAGAAAAAGGTAGAAATGTAGCTAATGCTTTGCGTATTGAGATGAACAAACCTTATGTGCAACCTAGTATTAAAAAGATTGCTAATGATTTATGGTCTAGAAAAAAACAATTAGAAAAACTTATTGAGAGGAAGGTAAATGATGACATCAAAAAACGAGCCAAACAAGTTCGACAGAACAAAAGGCATAGGGGGTAGTGATGCCACTAAACTCG